GAGATGTGGCAAAGAGATCTAGAATCCAATAGAATTGGAGTCTGGAATAATACTGAAATGAGAGTTACTAAACAATCATTTTTTAATTTACCTTGTAGGTCTGATAGTGAAATTTACTTAATGAGAAGATTTTGTCCAGATCCAAGGCCATGGACAACTATATCAATTAGATTAGGTGTTATAAAAAATAGACCAGATCCAAATAATCCAGAATTGACAGTGTGTAAGAAATGTCTTCAAGATCAACCAGCATTGATAACTCTTAGGAATTCTCTGAGAAGTCAATTTGGAGATAGTACATTAGATGTTGAAGATGCATATTGTGTTCAGTTTTATGGTCTTCCTACCTTTGGATGGTACGATCAAGATGCTGGAGGATTGGGTGATGGATATAGCGGAACTACTTATGCTGTACCTTTTGGAAATAATGGTTACTCTGCTGGAAATTATTTTGCTCGCGTAGGGTCGTTAAGAAGTTTTACTGGTTATCAACCAAGTGATACCGAATATCCAGATGGATGTAGGAGTTATGAAGTCAACGGCAGATTATTAATCTATCATAGTTTAACAAATGAAACAAATCTATGGTCTCAGGCAGTATCATCATATGGTAATCCATACGATTTCATATGTGATAGAGAATATGGTGATGCGGGAGAAGAAGAACTATATATTACAGAAGATGCCATTAGCACCGAAACTTCAGAAGCACCAGAAATGCCAGGAAATTATATTTACAATATAAATGGTCAAAATATAGATTCGGGGATATCTCAAACTGTACCAGAAGAAGGATACTAAATTATTATGCCAGCATTAGGAATTAAATCTGTAGTCGGTCTTGTTGGAACTGTCGCTGGAACGTGTTCTGGGCATGGGACATGCATTGCTGCACATATTCATCAAGCACTACCCCCTTGCGAGTTGCCATTTACATCTCCAAGTCCAGTTATTCCACAACCTCTTGCTACAAAGGACGCCACTTGTTTGTGGCCTCCGTACAATACAATGTTGCTGGTGCCAACACCAAGAACAGTTTTAGTAAATAATCAATTTCCGCTATTAGATGGAGATATTTTAACTTTACATCCAGCATCTTGCACAAATTTAGTTACTAGATTGTGTGTCAGTGGAAATAGTTGTGCAAGATTAGACACGGGAACTATGTCTTGTGCCGAATTGACAGTAGAAGATAAGAAAAATGGAGGAGCAGGACACGATAGAAAGGTATTTGCTAGTGCAAAAACGGTTTTGGTCAATGGAAGACCACTAGCAGTTGTTGGAGATGCTCTAGGACCTCCATGTTTATCGCTAATTTCTACTGGTTCTACTAATGTTATGGCAGGAACTGGTGGCGGATAAGACGAATATGTGCTATAATATCGTTTTCTAAGGAGAAAATATGTCAAAAGCAAAAGGTCCTCTGAATAAAAGTGGTTATGTAGCTGGTGTTCCCAAAAAATCTCGTCAGGGAATGGGTCTTGGAACAAAATATGCTGCAACAAGTCGTAATAAAGCTCGTAAAAAGTATCGTGGTCAAGGAAAATAAGTACAAATGCTTCAACTTAACCCACAAATCCCAGTTTTTACCCCAAAAGGTAAGGGCTGGGCTTTTTTTGTTATAGATAGATCGCAGGAACACGATCTAGAATGGGTCGTTTTTATCAATGAGACTGGTGAATGTTGGACTTTTCGTAATTCTGAAGTTAGAATTGACAGAAATGAAACCTTGGGACGAAAATATACCCCAAATTTCGGGATAGAAACCCCGTAAAAAGTTCTGTTTAAACCTATTTGGAGCAAACAGATGGCAAAAAATCCCAATCCTGACAGAGTTACAAGTATTATGGAAGAAGATTTTGGTACAATTTGTCTAATTACCGATATACAATCTGAAAAATATCTAAAAAAAGCAAAAAAGCAAAAAAATGATCCACCAAACGATAGATATTCTAGGCCATGTGGAGGGAAAGGTGGATTCGATGACTATGTAGAAAGGTGGCATTAATGATATAAATACTTCAAAAGTATATGTGTAATGGATGACGTAGACGGCCTATTCAGATCAAGATCAAGATCATTCACTGATTTGAGTGTTTCGTTCATCAGAAACCCAATTACTGATGATTTAGTGCATGTCAAAGATGAGTCTTCTGTTACACAGTCAATAAAAAATTTGATTCTCACAAAATTTGGCGAAAAATTAATGAATCCTTCAGTTGGATCCGATGTATACAATATGTTATTTGAACCATTGGATGCTTTTTCGGGAATGGCACTGAGGGATAAAATCCTAAATACTATTACTAATTTTGAACCTAGGATTGAAGTTCTTGATCTGATTGTATCCGCTTTAGAAGATACCGATGATCTTATATCAGTATCACTGACTTATAGAATTGTTGGAGAACCTAAGATTATTCAAAGTCAATTTATTCTAGAGAGACCTTCAAGTTAATGAGACCATCTAATCTTACAAACATAGATTTCTCTGAAATAAGAGAATCCATAAAGTCCTACATGAGGACTAGACCAGAATTTACAGATTACGATTTTGACGGATCTACTCTTTCGTATCTGTTAGATGTTTTAGCATATAATACGTATTATAGTTCGTTCAACGCAAATATGGCGTTAAACGAACTATTTCTAGAAACTGCTACAATTAGAGATAACGTAGCTAGTTTAGCTAGAATGTTAAATTATTTACCCAGATCAGCAAAAGCATCGTGGGGGTGTGTAACATTACAAGTTCAAACTACTCTAGGAACTACTGGTAATTTCCCTGGATCCGTAACGTTAAAAAAGGGTCAAGTTGCCACTGGAAATCTTAACGGTCAATCATTCAGTTTTTCTATTTTACAGGATAAAACTGTCGAAGTAGATAAAATAACTGGAATCGCTCTTATTGGCCCATTTAAAGTATATGAGGGAGACTTATTAACATATAGTTATACTGTAGATACAACAATTGATCAAAAATTTATCATCCCTAATGATTGGGTTGATATTGACACTTTAAATGTTTATGTTAAGCAAAATATACAATCGACCACAGTAGACAAATATAGTAGAGTAACAAATATTACTACTTTAGATTCGTCGAGTAGATCTTACTTTGTTAGTGAGTATGAAGATAGACGATATGAAGTAACATTTGGTGATGGAATAATTGGCAAAGCACTAGAAGATGGAAATGTTATTATTTTAGAGTATATTAGAACGTCTGGACCGACGGCTAATAATATCGGCAAGATGGGATATAACGGTACAATAATTGATATTGATGGAAATGAAATTTCTCCAGGTGATATCCTCTTAGAACTGAATAGCAAAACACAACTTGGAGACAAACCAGAAACATTAAAATCAATTAAATTCAACGCGCCAAGATTTTATTCTGCACAAAACAGAGCTGTAACAACAAAGGATTATGAGAATATTGTAAAAACAATTTATCCTAACGCAAAATATGTTATGGCTACAGGAGGAGAAACTTTAAGTCCTCCTGTATATGGCAAGGTATTTGTATCCGTAAAAACAAAAACAAATACAAAATTAAATAACTTAACAAAAAAACAAATCATCGATGATCTTCGTCCATATTCAATGGCTTCAATTGAAGTTGTTGTTCAAGATCCAGAAGAAGTTTTTGTAACTTTAAATGTTTTAGTTGTTGCAGATTTATTCCAATCTTCATCCACAACATCATCCACACAAACAACACCTGAAAGTTTAGCACTTCCAGCAGGGACTGCTGATATGATTAAAGAAAAAGTGCAATACGCAATTCAAAGATATGGTGTTCTAGAAGATTTAGGTAATTTTAATAAAGTTCTGTCAACATCAAAAATTCAAAAAGAAATTCTCCAGGCAGATAAAGCAATTGTTGATGTTTTATTGCAAGTAACTGTATATAAACTTCTTGGTTATCCATCAGAAGAGCAAAAAGGTAATCCAATGACATGGGATGTAAATTATGGTATTGCTTTAGATTGTTCTTGTGCATCTTCTCCTGGTGATGTGATTAAGTCCAGTGGTTTCTATACAGCAGAAAGACCAACTACACTTCAGTATTTGGAGGATGATGGTACTGGTTATTTGAGACAATATTATATCGACAATAACAAAAAAGTTTATACTAATTTAACTGCTGGTTTGTATGATTGCGATACAGGAATTATTAGAGTTGGTCCTATAGTTCCTGTTGGTGAGGTTGAATACATTCAGTTATCTGTAAAGCCAAAGAACCCAGCAAATATTGCTCCAGGAGAAGTAACTGGAAAATTATTAGCTAGAACTAATTTGATATCGGGAGTAGCAACTTCTACGCCAACGATTGTAACTGAATACGATACAATTACAGGTAAATCTGCATTAGCACAAGCAGGATTAACTGTAGGACTTGCAACTGTAAAAGATAAAACTTTAGGTACAGATGGTGTAATCGCAAAGTCAGAAATCACTACATCATCTTCAGATAGTTCTCTTGTTAGTGGTGGGTTTATTACTCCACCAGGAGGAGTAACAGTATCTGGTTCTTCAATTATAACCTCATCATCAACTGTTAACGCCTCAGCATCGGTTGATCCTGGATCTGGAACCGTCACAACAGGCGGTACAGGCATTTCTACGGGTATTGGAGGAACAGCATCTACTGGAGTGGGGGTTTCTGCTGGTGCTGCTGGAACTGCTGCTGGAGGGTCTCTTGTTGCCGCTGGAAGTACTGGTGGAGTGACCTCAGTCCCCGCTATTGTTTCTCCAGGAAGTGCTGGATCACCAGGTACAGTAATTTCTCTCACATCACCAACAATTACAGTAGTACCACCTGGATCTGGTACAATTAGCACTTTTGTTCCTGGTGGAATTGCAACAGCTCCACCTACTACAATTAATAGTACCCCACCAGTTCTATCCTATCCTGCACTTACTCCTGCAGATAGCGTATCTGGAACTTGCTTCCCATAAATTCGTTAAATAGATATACGGAGCAATTAATAAAAAATGCAAAACACACCACAAACTTCTTTATCCGTACTAAATCAACTTCCAGATTTCATTAAGGACGAGAATCCATTATTTGAGCGTTTCTTACAAGCTTATTATGGGTCTCAAGAAAGATCTGGTGGTGCTGTTGGCGTTTTAAATAATTTGACAGATTATTTCAATCTGTCAAAGTATGATTTAAAAAAAATTGATGGTAATACTCTTACAATTGGTGTAATTTCTGCAGATAGTAAAAATATTCAGGTAGAGTCCACTGATAATTTTCCAGATGAAAATGGAACTCTATTAATAGATAATGAAGTTATCTATTATGAAAGTGTTAAAAAGTCTCCGAATGTGGTTTTAACACCTGATATTTCTTACGAAGAATTTAAAAAGAAAGAAGTTATTTTATTCAATCCATATCAAGATTTTGATGGCACTGAGGATGAATTTGTTCTAAAGGCAAACAATGAACCTGTTTATCCTCCATCAGCAAAACATTTAATTATAAAAGTATACAATGAGTATTTAATCCCAGAAATTGATTATATTGTTCTTGGAGATAGAATTAAATTTACTACTCCCCCAAGAGCATTCGATCCTATTAATTTTGGTGATAGTAGTGGTGACGTTTCATTTTTATATTTGAAGGGTTTTCAAGAATCTCAGATAAATGTATTTGATGATATTGGTACAATTAATACTGCAATTGATCCAGAAAAATTTGATTTTGAATTAAAAATTTCTGGTGTAGAAATTGAACCAGCATCGACAAGTTTAATTGTTTGTATAGTTGATGGAGAACTCAAAACTCCACTAGTAGACTATTCAATTTATGGTAGTACTATTATTCTGAAAGATTTTCCAGTAGAAAGTTCATATATTGCATATATCAATGCTCCAATATTATCGGTTGGTGCTGGATGTAAAGCTATTTCCGTAGTTAATGATTCTGGTGAAGTATCAGAAATTATTGTTAAAACTGGTGGTTCTGGGTATAAAATTGATAACACACCAAAAGTTTCTCTAGTTAAGGGCACTGGTGTAAACGCGACGGCAAAAGCACTAATAGGCGGAATTAAATCAGTGGAATTGATTGATTCTGGTAGAGGTTATTCTAGTGTCAATCCACCAGCACTATTCATTCAACCTCCAACAGATCCTAGTGGATCTCAAGCAAAAGGTTATGTAACTGTCAATAGTGATGGTAATGTAAATTCTATTACTATTACAAATAGTGGTAGTGGATATGATTTTGTTCCAAGAATTCAATTCATAAATCCTGGTGGGGGGGTAGTTGGCAATTGTGTGGTAAATGAGTCTGGAATCATTACTTCTGTAGATGTTTTAGATAATGGATATGGATACACAACATCACCCCTCATTTATGTTGATGAACCAACTGGAACAAATCCAATACAAGCTTTATTACAAGCAAATTTAAATGCGGATG